GCTACCTACATTCTAACAGCTTAAGCAACAAGATGGATAATTCCTTACTGGCTGTAAGGGATATTAACCATAAATATATTGTAGTAGAAAGGAGATACCGATTTGAGTTATTACTATTGTGAAGATTATTATGAGCCAAGTGAGTTTGATGAAAAAGTAGAAGAGTTTAAAGATTATCTCAGACAGTCGATAAAAGAAGAAACTAAGAATGAGATTGAAAAACTCAGAAAAGAGAATGAATCGTTACAGGAAATCAAACGTAATTGGGACAACTTAGTAAAAGAGTACGAAGATAAGAAACGTGAATTAGGATATAAAATCAGAGAATGCGAGTCTAAAGCAGCATCAAAAAGACTTGAAACATTATTTGAGGAAACCGGGATGAACGTGATTATGTATAAACCAGACTACAATCATGTTTATGGTAAGAAATGCAACAAATGTGACGATGATAGATATATTCATTTTTCTTCTCCAAGTGGAAAAGATTATATAGAAGATTGTGAATGCGCAAAGATGTTTTTGAGGTTTTCACCACAGGAATTTCGTCTCGTTGAATTCAGAAGAAATAGGTATCGCGGCGAAAAGCCAATGCTGTTCTGGTTCGAGAGATACAAAACCTATTCTGATGATTACGATGGATACACATACGAAAGTAGCGATGTAGAAAACCATGTATATGAAAGTAAAGACAATTTTGACGAGTTGTATGAAACATATGGTCAGTATTCCAGAGGTTTATATTTTAAGACAAAAGAAGATTGTCAGAAATATTGTGATTGGCTGAACGAGAAAAGCGGTGCTACTGACGACATGACAACAGAAAGAAAACTACATCGGCATCGGTAGCAAGCTAAGCTGAGCATTCAGAAAAACAGAGGGGAAGCCGCAGAATTACACCTAACCGGTCGGATCCGGCGAGATATTTTAATGCAGCACGATAGGAGGTGGTAATGATGGATAAAGAGCAAGAACAGAAAAAGGCATGGCTGAGGGAATACCGTTTGAGCATGGAACGGGTGCGATCGCTTGCGGAAGAGCTGCGTAGATGGCAGGACATCGCGGAAAAAGCTACGCAGAGTTTTGACCCCGTTCCGACTGGCGGCGGCTCATCTGACAGAGTGGGGAACGCAGCAGCGATGATAGCGGACATCCAGAAAGAAATTGAGCAGGAGATAGCATTTGCAAAAGAAGCGCGGAAAGAGCGGGCGCAGGCTATCAGCGCTGTACAAAACCCGCGATACAGGGCAGTTTTGCAAATGTATTATATCGGGGGCATGTCATTTTTTAAAATATCTTGTGTACTTGGCAAAAGTGAGCGGAATATACAGGACATTCACAGGAAGGCGATAAAACAGATAGAGGGAGAAAACATTGATTGACAAAGAGATAATTCGAAACCAGTCCGGTTATTATGATGAAACGGCAGGAAAGGCAATTCTAAACATTGAAAGGGAGAAGAAAATGAATAACAAAACAGGAGAAATATGGAAAACACAGGCAACAGATGGAACGGAGTATAGCGTGGTGATTTTGAAAGATCATGGCGCTATTGTATCAGCGCTGCGGCTGAAAGACGAAAGAACAGGTAATGATGATGTTGAAGTTGTGGCGGGTGCAAAAATGTATGCAGATTGCAGGAAGGTACATTTTTTGAGGTATAGTGCGCTGACAGGGTTTGTGCGTACTTTGTCGGATGCAGAATTACGGGACATAAGAATAAAGGTTACAGATGCGCTTGATTTAGGGGACGCAGCGGAGATCGTCGAAAAGAAACCAGCCGAAAAGGTGGAGACCAGAGGAGGAGCCGACAGCGCAAGTCAACGACTGGTAGAGGTCACGGCGCAGCTTGAAGTCTATCAAAAACTGTATAATGAGCTACTGGCGCGGGTGGTATAAAAATAAGGCGGGGCTTGAACGGCTCCGCCTTAAATGATATGCACGCTTTTTTCTATGGCGCTTTCCAGCTTCCGGGACGTCCGGCGCAGGTAGATCTGTGTGGTCTGCACGCTGGCGTGTTGGTAAAATTCCCGCGCCGCTTCGATGTCATACCCGCTCGCCTCATATACTTCCTGTCCGGCGAACTTTCGGAAACTGTGTGTTGATATGTTATCATAACCAAGATATTCCCGCACAGCTTTGATCTGTTTCTGCACCTCGCGGGGCGTGATGGGGAATATGCGGGCATCCGGTAGAATTTGGTTTTCCTGGCAGTAGTCAAAAACAAATCTATATACCGCATCCGGCACGGGAAACGCGCGAACTTTTCCGGTTTTTTGCTCGGTGATATTAAACCGCCAGAAATTCCCCTCCCGGACAAAGTCGCACGGGCGAAGCCGGAGCAGGTCGCCGATTCTGATGCCCGCATTTGCTTCCAGCGTGACGATTGCGGCAAGTTTCGCGCTGGGGCGGTGTGTTTTACCGTCTGCGGATTTATACCCGCTTTTTAATGTCCTTACGATGTTCTGGAGGGTGTCAAAGTCGGCTGTAGCTGTTGTGTATGCGCCCATGTTGATCTCCTTTCTTAGTGGTTCATGCCTTCGATTTTGAGTATAGCTTCCCGCAGGGCTGCCGCCGTGCTCACGTCTCCGTCATCTTCAAGACGTTCTAAAAGGTCATAAAGCCTATCAAGTTTCTTTTCGTCCATGTTTTTACTTTCTCCCCTTGTCCCGTGGGGGCTGGGTAATATAGACCCGCCGCCGGCAGCGAACCGGCGGACATCCTCTGCAGCGGGTTAATATTCAGACGGAAAGAGAACCGTTAAAATATCAAAATCCTGTTTCAACCATACCTTGCGCCCGTCTGGAGAGGTGTAGACGCTCATTGCAAGCCGCGGATCCATGTTGTTAAGCTCTGCATCCTCTGCCGTGATGTCTCCCCAATCCCCGCGTAGGTGGCGGAGAAAACAGCCCTTGATAAACTGCCGGAAGTCTTCGTTACTTTCAACGGCTGCGGCAATGCCTGCTGTCATGTATGTGCTGATCTTTATTCTCATGCTTCCCGTCCTCCTTTTTCTACGTCGTGAGCAGTGCGAACCATATAGCCGCCGATCATGCTTATTATGCAGGTAAATATATCCATGTGAGCCTCCTTAATACCGGGAATCTATAGAGCGGATTTTTAAAATCTCATCATCTGTTACGTCTGCCGTGCCTTTGGTGTCAAAGCTGACTTGTACCAGCTCGCCATCATTGAAAACCTCGTCCACCATCCAGACGTTGCCGTCTGCGGTTTCTACAACCATATAGTCGTAATAATTCCCGGTCATGACATCGAGGCGGGGAACCTCGGCGACGGGCTGTGCTGCGGTGAGCGTTGTTGCTGTGAGGATGATTGCTGCAATGATTTTCTTCATGGTGTTTTCCTTTCTGGCGGGTTAAAGGGTTGCCGCCGCCCTAGATCATTTATTTATGCTGTTTTAAGGATTTCGGCCGGATCAAACCGGAAAAGGAAGCCGTGCAGGAATTTAGAATAATAAGCGCCGCGGGCTTTCATGGCGTTGTTTTCTGCAATGTATGCCGCTTTATCCAGATTCTCGGCGATCCTTACAATCCAGAGCTCGGAACCGTCGCGGGTGTCCTCGCCCTTTGTGATCTTATAAGTGTAGCCGGCTTTTTCTTCGACCTGCGCCGCTTCGGCTGTGGTGGAGCTTTCAGCCTTTGCGGGGGTGTCGCTGGTTTTCTTAACTCTGGCGGTCTTCGGAACAATTTTGATGTTCATTCCGTTGTTCTGAGCGCATCCGAAATAGTAGAAATCTACATGAAAATAATCTATCATGCCGTCGCAGTCAGAATAGTTGTATGAATCTACAAAAGCGTCTACATCTTCAATGACCGCCTTGGTCGCTTCGTTCAAGACCTTGTAAAAGTTTCCGTGTTCGGCGGTGATCCGGTTGTACTCGGCTTTCAGCTCTGCATCTGTCCAGCTTTCCAGGGTGAACAATCCGTTCCGGCTGGCTTTCCGTAAAAATTCGCTTTTGTCTTCGTCGTTCAGATCATCGGCCGCCTTGTAGATCTCTATTGGGCTTTCTTTGAGGTCAACGTGCAATTCCTGGCACATGGAAGCATAAGAGGTGCGGACGCTGAATTTGTATGTGGGATACTTCTCTTTGACATATGCCCGGACAATCTGAGCAACCTCTTTCAGGCTGCGGCTGAAATCATGGTTGCGGCCTTCCCAGCCGTTGGCGGTGTAGAACTGGCTGCGGGTGCTGTCTGCGGTCTCGTTGATGTTCTGACCGGTTTCGGCTTCCTTGCGGTTTTTCCAGATAGGAAAGAGCGCGTCATATTCCACATTGATCTCTTTCATGGTTTCCAGATCTCCGCCGTTGTCGGGGTGGTTCTTCTTTAATAATGCTTTGTACTGGTCTTTCAGGTCCTCGTAAGATTTCACGTTTTTAAAATGCTTCATGGTGTTCTCCTTTTCTTATAACTGTTTTTGATTATGTTTTCTTGTTTGTGATTTAATCATAATCGAAAATGATTATAATGTCAAGAAGAAAAAATAATTATTTTTGATTATTTAATTTTGATGTTGATTTATTTCTAATCAAATGCTATTATTTTTGCGAGGTGATAAAGAAATGGGAGCAAGTAAGCAGATCAAACAAGTAATGATTGAGAAAAATATAAAAGTGGGGGAACTTGCGGATAGAATCGGGATGAAGCCGCAGCCATTAAGCAATAAACTTTTTAGAGATACCATGAGCTTTTCCGATGTCGAGCAGATCGCGGCTGCGTTGGGCTGTGATGTTAAAATAGTTGACCGGGAAACTGGGAAAGAGTTCTGATGCTTAATAAGAAGAAAATAGAATAGTGTGTTTAACTGGGGATCCGGGGGACGTGCTGCACCCGTTCCGAGCCTGTCGGAGGTGGTGCTTATGAGTACATATGAGGAATTAAGCCTGATTGTAAGCGTTGCGCTTTTAATCGTTGCGATTCTGAATTTGAAAAATAAAAAATAGCCGTTCTGCAACTTTGGCGAGTTCAACGGCTATTTTTTAATAGTTAGCTTTTCGCCGGGGCGGGGAAGTGGTGTTTCCCTTCCGGCTCTCCTGTTAAGTACATTATAATGCTATACCCTTATTTTTGCAATGATGATTTTTCAATAAAAACGAAAATAAATATCAAAAATTCACGCTATTTTATAAAAAATTACGAAAAACTTCATTGTTTTTCATGTCGGTGGCGTGCTATGATGTATAATGACATAAGTCGAGAGGACAACCAAAGCCCTCCCGGCTTTTTTTATTACCCAAAACCAGACCAGCAGAAAGGAGGGGCACAGATGGCAGACAGCAAAGACAGAGCAGATATTCCGGCAGAGGTTACAAACAGGACTGATGATCCGGATAGATCCACAGATCAGAGTAGTAATAGAGCTATGTCGGAAAATGGTGATAAAACAGACGGTAAAGAGAAAAAACCGGAGAATAACGGGATGGATAACCTGGTATCTTTTGCAGACAGAAGCACGGAAGAAGTGAGAGAGATAGCAGCTAGGGGCGGCAGAAAGTCAGGAGAGACACGGAGAAAGAGAAGAACGGCGAAAGAAATAGCCAGGACGATCCTGCAGACAGACCTTTCAGCGGAGCAGGTGGAAGAGGTTTTAGATGGCGCTAGGGACCTGATCGGTGATGATGCAAGCGCTTATTCCGTGATGATCGCAAAGATGGTGCAAGAGGGGCTGCGGGGCAATGTCCAGGCATTTACGGCAGTGAGAGACACGGCAGGAGACAAGCCGACAGACAAACAGGAGGTCACGGCAGCAGTCACGGCGGGAGATGTGGCGCTGCTGGAAAAAGTCGGGGCGCGGTTAGGTATCAAAAAGGCAGACGAGTTGACGGAATAACGACAACAACGGCGGGAATTGTGCAGAGTGACAACAAAAGAGCGGTGCAGTTGTGCAATGTGACAGGGGAAAAGTTCGCAAAACTGTAGAAATGCGAACTTTTTAGCCTGCTGCCGGTTTGACCTGCTGTCGGGTGATCTGCACCAGGGAGAGCTAGGAGGCAGGAAGGGCGGCAGGGAAGCAGATCAAGCAGGGCGGCGGGCTGTGCTCGTTGGTGTTAGTGCGCCGTGTAATTTTTTTATTTTATTCCGGCGCTTTGGGCGGTCTGACAGCCTGCCGGGATACCCCCACCCCCGCACCCCACCCCTCCCACCGGGCGCGCGGGCACCGGGCTCTGGGTCCCATACCCCCGTCAGAAAATTTTTATAAAAAATAGACAATTTCGTAAAGTCTGGTATTGCCGTACCAGGCTTATTTTGATACATGTTTTTTCCTTTCACCCTCCTAGCGAGAGCTGTAAACGGGCGTCAGAAACCCGGGGAGGGATTACACCAGAGAGGTGGTAGTTATGACAGCAGCAGAGATAAGGGCGGCTGAATTGGAATATTGCCGCGACCATACGGTTTACTTCATTGAGACGTATTGCCATATTGAGGATAAAGACCGACCGGACGCATTGATACAGCCGTTTGACCTATGGCCGATGCAGAAAGAAGCCATAGAGAGCATTGAGCAAAACCGAAAAAACGTCATATTGAAAGCCCGACAGTTGGGATTCTCATGGCTGGTGATTTCGTATGCATCAAAGAAAATGCTTTGCCAGACGGGACGTACAGTAATTGGGTTGTCCAGAACAGAAGCAGAAGCACAAGAGCTTGTACGAAGGATGGAAATTGAATTTCGGTATATGCCGGAGCTGATCGCTGATGCAAAGGATGTTCCTCCTGGGTGGGCAGGGCCTGTCTACAACAAAAAATCCATGGAACTTTCGATAAAATTTCCGGATGGACCTGACAGCGTGTTTAAGGCGTTCCCCAGTTCTCCGGGAGCGGCGCGTTCTTTTACTGCTGATTTGCTGATATTTGATGAATGGGCGTTCCAGCAATTTGCGAGGGAAATTTGGGCGTCAGCGTTCCCAACTATCAACCGTCCTATGGGCGGACAGGTAATTGGATTGTCTACCATTGAACGAGGAAGCCTGTTTGAGGAAATCTTTACAGACCCGGACAATGGATTCAATAAGATATTTATCCCGTGGTATGCTGACCCGAAGCGGGATGCAGCATGGTATCAGGAAACGAAGCGTACAATGGGCGACCTGATAACACAGGAGTATCCGGCAACGATTGAAGAAGCTTTGACGGTTCCCGGCGGCGCATATTTCCCGGAAGTGCGTTATGACACGCATGTTGTAGATAAGATGCCAGCAGGGAACCTGCGGCGGTATGTCTGCATTGACTATGGATTTGATATGTTCGCTTGCCACTGGATCGCCGTTGATGAGAATAACAATGCGGTTATATACCGGGAATATGATGCAAAGGACATGACGATTGGGAGCGTATGCGATGTAATGCGAACGCTGAGTGCTGGGGAACATATAGAGATGTACCTTGCGCCGCCGGATTTGTGGTCTCGTGAACAGATCACCGGAAAGAGTAGGGCACAGCACTTTTATGAGGGTGGGATTTCACTGACGAAAACCTCCAACGATTTTCCTGCCGGATGCGCTGGCATGAAGGAATGGTTGAAACCTGTGGAGGTTGATGGTCAGGTGCGGTCGCGCCTTTCCTTTTTGGATGGTAAAGCACCAAACCTATATCGCTGTTTGCAGAAAATCCAGAAGGATAAGAACCGTCCAAATGTGTATGCAAAAGAACCGCATGATTTGACACATGACCCGGATAGTTTGCGTTGCTTCTGCGTTTACTGGACATCTCCTGCAAAAGCCTCCCCGAAGAAAAAGAAGAAAAAATGGACTTGGGACATGAAGGAAGATTACAAAAATGCTTCTGCTGAGGGGAAAGCGTATCTGAGAGAAAAATGGGGTGATCCGGAATGAGGAAAGGACTGAGAAAGTTTTTGAATAAAGTAAAAAACCCGAAAGAAACAGCAAAAATTGATAAGTGGCAGGGACGTCTGGACACGGCGAGGATGGCATATGCCGGCGAGCTGAGCAAAATGAAGGATTATTATTCGGTATATCAGGGAGACCGTCATGTGCTCAGCAATCCAAATTCTGATAAGGCGGCGACAAAGCAGGCAAATAACGTCTGGAATATTGCATACGAGCTGATTGAATCACAGGTTGACAGCTCGATACCTGTTCCAAAGGTCACACCGCTGCACAAAGGGGACGAAGAGCTTGCAAAAATCATTGAAAAAGTGCTTATCAGCGAGATTAAGCGTATCCGCTTCACGAAAATGAATGATTTTCAAGAGAGAACCACGCCGATTCGTGGCGGTGACTTCTTTTGTGTTGAGTGGGACAGCAACGCCGGTACGCATTGCACGCTTGGGGATTTGTCTGTGGAGCGCCGGTCTGCGCTGCAGATTATTCCTCAGCCCGGCGTGATTGAAATAAAGGATATGGACTACATATTTATGCAGGTTTCGCAGACGAAAGATAGTGTGAGACGGAAATATGGAGTTGATGTTCGCAATGCTGAAGAAGAGCGCCCGGAACTGCGGAATACAGCGACGTCTGCGGCATATACGCAGGATTTAGTTACAGTGAACATCGCATATTACAAAAATGATAGCGGCGGGATTGGACGTTTTATATGGTGTGATGATTATCTGCTGGAGGATTTGCCAGATTATCAGGCCCGCGTTATTGATGTATGTGCGAAGTGCGGATTGCCGAAGAATGGAGAGCAGTGCGCCTGTGGATCTACGAAATTTGAGCGTAAAAAGCAGGATGATGAGCTGTTATATCAGGATGTTACGCTTGCAAGCGGAGAAATCATCCCTGCTTATGAGCAAACACAGGTTGAACAGCTTGATGGTGATGGGAACCCTGTGGTGGATGCGTTTGGCGCACCGGTTATGGAAATGGCGTTTCAGCAGAACAGTATTCCTTATTACAAGCCAAACCTCTACCCGATTTTACTGAGAAGGAATGTGTCATCTGAGGGAGATTTTTTGGGATTTCCTGATGTGGAAGTCATTCAGGATCAGCAGGATTCGGTAAAGAAGCTGGGAAGTAAGATTATGGAAAAGCTTCTGAAGGGTGGCTCTTATGTTACGCTGCCGGAAGGCGTTTCTGTTGAGACGGATGGGGAAGAACTGAATATTCTGAGATTGGCGAACCCGGCACAGAAACAGCTGATAGACGTTGTTTCATTACAACCTGATATCACAAAAGACAGGGCGGTACAGGAATCGGAGTATCAGCACGCTAAGTCAGTATTGGGTATCAACGATTCATTCCAGGGTAAATATGATGCTTCCGCAACTTCTGGGACGGCAAAACAGTACCAGATAAATCAGGCTGCCGGTCGTATGGAATCAAAGCGCATCATGAAGAATACGGCATATTCTGAGTTGTATGAAACGATGTTCAAGTTCTTGTTGGCATATGCAGACCAGCCTATCGAATTTTCTGCGCCGGATAAGAACGGGAATCTGGAATTTGCTCATTTTGACCGGATGATGTTCCTGAAACGGGATGCCGCCGGGGAGCTGTACTGGAATGATGAGTTTTTGTTTGAAACAGACCCGACTTCCACAATCCTCACAAATAGAGAAGCAATGTGGAATCAGGCAGACTTGAAATTGCAGTCTGGTGCGTTCGGTCCTCTAACGGAGTTGAAAACATTGCAGCTTTATTGGCTGTTTATGGAGAAGAACAACTATCCAAATGCAGGCGAAATCAGAAAGATTATCGAGGCGCGTTTGCAGGAACAGGAAGCGGAACAAATGGAAGCGCGGCAGGCAATGATGATGCAGAGAGGTGAAGAAAATGCTATGCCCCTTGTGTAAGATTGAAATGAGAATCAATGGAACTCGGCATGTTGTTGTCAATGACAATACGCCGGACAAAGAAACAGAGCTGTATTTGGAACAGGATTTGGTTTGTAGGAACAAGAAGTGTTCCAATTATGGGAAGGTAGTCGAAAAAATCAGAAGTCGTATTGAATTAACAAGTCAGTCGTAAGGCTGGCTTTTTAATTTATAAATTCGCAGGAAAAGCGTAAAAATCCGAGGAGGTCTTATGCGTAAAGCAGTGTTCCCTATGAATTTACAGTATTTTGCAGAAGGCGAAACAGAGCAGGAGGTCGCCGACCCTGCGGGCGAAGTGCTGGATAGCGGGCTGGAAGAAACATCTGATGAAAGCGGAACAGAGCAGGAGGTCGCTGCCCCTGCGGGTGGAGAAAGCGCAGCCCAGACACCGGAGGAGAATGCCAGATTTGCAGCAGCCAGACGTGCTGCGGAGGAGCGGCAGAGAAAGATTGATGAGACATATGCCCGACGTTTCGGGAATTTGCAAAATCCTGCAACAGGGAAGCCGATTACTTCCGCGCAGGATTACATGGAAGCTCTTGAAGCGCAGGAGCAGATGCAGCAGATGCAGGAGCTTCAGGACAAGGGTATTGACCCTGCGATGCTTAACAACCTCATCCTGAATAATCCGGTGATGAAACAGGCGCAGCAGATGATTGCAGCGCAGACAGAACGTCAGGTTGAAGAAAGGCTTTCTAATGATTTGAAGGCAATCAGCATGATTGACCCAGAAATCAAGACGATTGATGACCTTTCAAGGCAGGAGAATTTTGAGGAAATCCTTTCCCTTGTAAAAAACAATGGTTTGTCGGTTTATCAGGCTTATCAGCTTGCAAGTGCCAACAAAATTGCAAAGCGCCAGATGGATGCAGCTAAGCAGGCAGCTGTTAATCAGGTGAGAGGGAAATCGCATCTTGACCCGATCGGCGGCATGCAGCAGGGCGGGCAGAACTTGAAGGATATCCCAGCAAATGAACTTCATGTTTGGAAGGAGTATTATCCCAACCTGACAATGGATCAGTTGAAACAGAAGTACAACAGTGTGTTATAGGAGGTAGAGAATGTTTGAATTTGTAAGAAATAACAGTGGACAGAATTTTCCGGTTATCGAGCAGAGACCGGCAAAGGCATCTCAGAAGTATGTTCCCGGTATGCTTCTGAATTTTGCAAGTGGGGTAATGACGCCTGCAACTACAGGCCCGCAGTATGTGTGTGCGGAGAAGTATGACGCACCCGCTACGGATCCGGGTGAGGTTTCCGTTTACCCTATTGCACCCGGTCAGCAGTGGAGAACAAAGTTTGCCGCAGATGGCAAGGCTTTAAAGGCGGGCGAGAAGGTAACGATTCATACTGATTTCCTGCAGGTAACTGCCACAACTTCTTCGGGTGTATTCACCATTCTGGAGAAGCTTGGCGATGGTTCCACAGGAACAGACGTTATCGGTGAATTTTAACGAAGGAGGGCATAGATAGATGGCTATTATTTTTTCTAAAAACAGCGGTTTAAATGATGATTTCTGGAAGGTGGAAGCGCAGGTTCTTACTTCCGTAATGAAGGATACCGACAGCGAGAAGAACAACTATGACAAGGTTGTGTCTGACCTGTTTACAGAGAAGAAGTCCAAAAAATATGCGGAGAAGACTTCCAGCGTAACTTCTCTGGGTAACTTCCAGCCTACAGATGAGGGCGAGAAAGCACCTCTGGACGACATCCAGCAGGGATTCAGCAAGCTCATTGAGCATACGCCTTCTATGAAGGGATTTGTGTGCACAAGAGAGATGAAAGATGATGGTGACATTGATGTAATGAAACTGGCTGCTGAAAACATGGTTCGTTCCTATAAGCGTACCAGAGCGCAGTTTGCGTCCGATGCGCTGACGTCTGAGACGGGCTATTTCATGTACGGTAAAAAGAAGCTTGACCGTACTACAGGAGATGGCAAAGCACTGTTTGCTACTGACCATCCGGGCGTTCGTGATGGTGTGGCAGTTCAGTCCAACGTGTTTACCAATAAGTTCGGGCAGGATACAGTGATGCTGAACCGTCTGGCAAACATCGGTCGTAACTTTAAAAATGATTCCGGCAATGTGCAGGGATATACATTCGATACGATTATTATCCCTTCCAATGTGCCTGCGCTGGAGGACTTCATTAAGCGTGTAATTCGTTCTGAGCTGATTGTCGGTTCCAATAACAATGATGTCAACACTCAGAAGGGTTTATGGAATCTGGTTGTTGACCCGATGTGGCAGGTTGCAGATGAGTCTGAACCTTACATCCTGATGTCGTCTCAGGCAAACAAGGAGCTTATGGGCAGCGTGTTCTATGACCGCGTTCCGCTGGATGTAGTGAACTACGTTGACAATGAGACCAGGAACCTTTGCTGGAATGGTTACTGCCGTTTCTCTGCGGGTTTCCGTAACTGGAGACATGTTATCTTGGGCGGTGCAAAAACGGGCACTACTCTGAATTAAGGAGGATTGTATGGTTCTTAGAGGCTTGAAGCCGGGGGATACGTTTTCGGACGGTCCCCTGTTTTATAAAGTCCTTAGTGTGAATGAGGATGGAAGTTATATTTCAACTCGAGTTGAAGCGGTGGAAGAACCGAAAAAGGAAGATCCGGGCAAGGAAGAACCGGATACCTCAGATGAGAATGCAGAGAGTAAACCGGGTGAGGCAGAACCGGACACGGTTGTAAAAAAGCCTAGAAGTAGTCGCCAGAAGTAATGGAGGAAGTGTGCAATGACATGGAAGGAACTTAAACTTATCACTTTGCAGAAAATGTTCTCAGCAGAGGGGAGTTCTATCCCGAATGATGAAGCTACCCGAGATTATCTTGCAGGGATGCCTGCAGCGGCGAACGAAGCTTTAAACATGATTTGCACGGCTGGAAAGTATGTGCTTTCAAAAGTGGAAATTGCACACTATCCGTCGAAGAATCTTCTGGGCGATTATGGGAAATTTATACATGGGCTGACAGATGGAAAGGTTTCCTTTGAATCAGATGGGGCGCACGCATTTTACGTTGAGTTTTATGGCAATGGGGAATTGAGCGTAACAGTCAACGGCTTTGAAGTGACAAATATGCCTGTAATCAGCGAGAAACTGTTCACTGCTTATTCGGGAAAGATTGAGAACCCTGAAAATGGGAAGGTGGTTGTAACGATAACATCTTCTTACAAGGGAGCTATAAAAAATGCGTGTCTTTATGAGGAATGCTATTTCCCGGATGAAGAAATACTGCCGGATGCCCCCAGGATCCCGTATGATATGTTGAAACTGGTGGATGACTTTTATTCGTTTGACCCTCGAAATATCTACTACGAAGGAGATTTACTGACAGAACAGTATATCCGTTCACATAATCTGTTTGATGAATCAGGGCATATCGTCCTATTGCCGAATGATATGCCGGGTAATTACAGCATAGGGTATAGGGCATATCCAGACGTTATCACAACGATCACAGAAGATGATCATGAGTTGAAGGTTGCCCCGGAAGTGGCGGCAATACTGCCGTTGTATATGGCGTCCCAGCTGTATAAAGAGGATGATAACGGTATTGCAACGAGCTATAGAAACGAGTTTGAGGTTGCTTTTGAGAGATTGCAGTCTCCGGCGGTTCTTTCATCGTCTGAGAAATTTACAAGCGAAAGTGGGTGGATTTGATGGCAGTGAATTTTAAGGTTCCGGCAAGCCCACAGAAAAGTATTGTGACGATTTCAGACTTTCTTGGAGTTGATCTTACCAACAGCCCGGCGAATGTAGATGAACAGAAAAGCCCAAATAGTGAAAATATGATTCGTGATGTTCCCGGGAAGATCCGCAAGCGGATGGGCTATCGGACTATTAAAAAGTATGATGGGAAAATCAATGGTGCTCATATGCTTAGAGGGATCGGAGAACCGTTGATTCATGCAGGAACGAAGCTCTATAAGGGTGATGTTGTGTTATATTCAGACGCCAACGATACGAGAAGCAGAAGCTGGCAGTTTGACAAAAAGCTGTACATTATAGACGGGAAAACACTTCTGATATATGACGGCGAAACGGTCAAGAAAGTATCTGAAGGGGCATATATCCCGACTTTGACCATTTCAAAAGAGCCTGCTGGCGGTGGGAAAGACTATGAGGCGCTCAACTTGTTGCAGCCTGCGTTTACGGAATTGTTTTATTCAAACGGGACAGCAAAGGCATATCACCTGACGTTCGGTGAACTGGATGAAACTCCGGTAAAGGTTGAAATCCTTGATGAAAAGGGAGACTGGAAGGAGAAGAAAGAGGGGACGGACTTCACTGTGGACAGGAAAGGTGGAATCGTCAATTTTACGCTTGCTCCGGGGAAGTCTCCACTGGAAGGTGAGGATAATGTTAAAATCACGGCATATCGGACGGTAAAGGGGTATGCAGATAGAGTCAATAAATGCAGCATAGGTACACTGTTCGGCGTGAACGGTGCACTTGACAGACTGTTTTTGTCGGGGAACCCGGATTTTGTGAACTATGACTGGTATAGTCAACAGTTTGACCCTTCATATTTCCCGGATACAGGATATTCGGTTCTTGGAAGCGATTCTTCCTCTATCGTGGGGTACTCGATCATTTCAAACTATCTGGCGGCACACAAGGATGAAATGGAGCGAGACCAGAGCATCATATTGCGTTCGGGAGATTTGATTGAGAATGAGCCGGCTTTTAAGATTGTGAATACCTTGCAAGGGGCTGGTGCGATTGCAAAAGGGTCGTTTGCATATCTGGCAACAGAACCATTGTTCTTAACTCGTCTTGGTGTTTATGCCGTTACAGCTCAGGATATCACAGGCGAAAAATACGCACAGAACAGAAGCTTTTACATCAATGGAAAACTTCTTTCAGAAGAGAATCTGGAAAATGCGTTTGCGTATGTACATCAGGATATGTACTGGCTGTGTCTGAATGGAGTGGTTTATATTCTGGATGGGCTGCAGCCGCTTATGACTGACAAGAGTATGCCTTATGCGACACGGCAATATGCAGGATTCTATATGACAAATATCCCGGCGAATTGTATGTGGGAAGTCGGGAATGATTTTTATTTTGGGACTGCGGACGGGCGCGTATGCCAGTTCTATTCCGATAGCAGTGATGTACTCTCGTATAATGATGATGGAGCGGTTATCAAGGCATCATGGGAAACGCCGGATCTGGACGGAAAGCTTTTCTATAAGAATAAGACATTCCGGTATATGGCGGTGCGCTTGAATACGGCGATTGCGACATCTATGGAAGCTTATGTGCAGAAACGCGGCGTATGGTCACTTCTGAAAAAGGATGATGCGACATCGAGATATCTTTCTTTTAAGAATCTGATTTTTTCAAAGTTTACTTTTTCTTCTGATGATACGCAGCGCATTACAGCAACAAAAATTAAGGTCAAAAAGGTAGACAAGGCGCGTTTCCGCATCCAGAACAATGCACTGAATGAGCCGTTTGGTATATTCGACATTGCTTTTGAGTTTGTTGAAAGCGGGAATTATAAGGGGTGATTTATTATGCCATTTACAAAAATTGAAGCAAAAGACTATGACGGGAAAGGCGTGACAGGGCTTCCGGATATTCCCAGACTGGATACGCTGGATATGCAAAAAAAGTTTGATGAACTTGCAAAGGATGTGGCAATCCCGAAACACAATGTTCTCGTGGACGAGCTGTCTGGGGAAACGGCTGCGGATAATCTTGGCATTGCTGATGATATTGCAGATTTCATCAATCCCACAAAGAAGATTAAGCCGCTGCTGGTGACTTTCGCAAAGAAGATTAAAGAAAACTCAAATGACCGGCATACGCACGAGAACAAGACAGTGTTGGACAGCATTACGGATACAGCAATAAAGGCGTGGAACAAGGTATCAAATCTGTTTACGAACATTGATGGTGTTGAAGACGTTGTATCTGGCAGAACAAGAAAAATCCCGTCATCCTTTGCAATATCGCAGTATGTGCAGAAGATGGGTGGCGGTGATATGGTTCAGTCCATCTATGATCGCAATGGGAATGGTATTGTTGACGATGCAGAGGCTTTGGGTGGGAAAGCAGCTGGAGAGTACCAGACAGCGGAATCGCAGGAGCTTCAAACTACATCGAAGTCGGTTGTCGATGCTGTCAATGAAGTTTTCAATAAGACAAAGGATGTCCTCAACACAAAAGAGGAAATAGAAGGCAATACAGACCCTACAGCAATCGCTGGGGCGCTGTCTGTTAAGGAACTAAGTAACGATTTAGGAAATTGCAAATTTGGCTTTACACCAGACGGTAAGCCAGGGTGGAAGGAAAAAGGTGCTGATACAGTTTACCCTTTTAAAAAAGCCGAAGATGTGGCGATGTTTGAATTCCAAATGTCAAACACACAGGATATAGAAATTACTGTGACAGATAATCTCGGCTTTAAGGATGTACCAAATGTAATTTTTGTGTCAGCCGCAAACAATCTCACTGTTGATGCTATTTATAACCCTTACAAAACTATTACTACAGACGCAAAAACAAAGGTCAAGCTGTGTGCCTATGCCCCGTCTCAAACGATTGTATATAAGGCTGTTTCTGAAATATTCCCTGTAATCACAAAAGACAAGGTGACTATTAAATCAGGATATTTTCGATCTGGAACCGAGGATAAAACTGTGCGTATGGTCGTGGCGAGATTTGTTTCTTAAACAGCAAACCATTTCATGATATCGGAATCATAGGCAACGATATTGCCAAATGTAAACCCATCATCATGAAGTGCGAATTTCATATTTTGATAGTTTGCATCTCCACTTTCGACTGCATTCCCGTTGAAATAATGCAAATGTGTTAAAGCATTGTGATATCCCACAAACGCCTTATCAATCAGGGAAGCTTCATATAAAAGCAAATCGCCGCGACCAGTGTTTGAGTTATAAATAACCAACAATTTGGGGCGGAAGCCACAATTTATCTTTTTAGCGTCTGTGTTCGCCTTAAATTCCCCTGATGCCATTGCGTTAAAAGGGATAACTGAATCTGCACCTTCGCTATCTGTGAAATGCAGCTTTTTGTCCTCTCCGACATATACATTCACCTTTTTTAAATCGTTACTTAGGGGAGCAAATGAAAAAAGAATATGTAACTGATAATGGAGCTGGAAAGGCTCCTGTTTTATTTTGAGGAGGAACGTATGCTTGAACTGACATATAACGGAAGTGGGGTCAAGTTTGAAGTCTCTTTCCGAACAATAAGCGAGCATGTATGTGAGGTCGTGGGAAATGTTCCGCATGTGACAACCGGATTCACGCTTTCTCGAATCGGGAAACAAGACGGATGGGATTACAGCGGGTATACTACAATCTTCCGTGAGCTGGACAATGGTTTGCAGTATTCCAATGACGGAAGCGTATATGTGCCGCCCGTTCCCCCGCCGGAACAGCCTAAACCGTTAGAGCCGACATTGGACGAGATAAAAGACGCAAAGGTGGCAGAAATGGAAATAGCCCGACAGGAATGTATTGCATATGGAGCAGAAGTGCAGCTGTCTGACGGGACAAAGGAACGATTTACGTTGACTGACCGTGACCAGCTGTCTTTGATAGGATTGCAGTTATCATCAACAGTCCTTACAACGCCTCAGGAATATACGCAAGCTGCATTCCCTTGGCATCCAGCGGATGAAAGCGTGGCGTGCAAATTTTATTCCCAGGAGGATATGCTCAAAATCTCAAAGGCAGGATTTGAGTATGTTCTATTTCATGTAACATATTTTAGGGATTTACGAATCTTTATCCGCTCGTTGGGGACAAAAGAAGCTGTAGAATCAATCAGCTACGGGGCAAAAATCCCTCTTGAATATCAGTCTGAGCCGCTGAAAAAGATGCTCGAGAAGGTGGGAGTATGAAAGCGATTTTGAAAGCCATTATATTGATGGCGGTAGGCGGGATGTTATATGCGCTGTTTGAGATTGGATTCAGGGGATATACTCACTGGACGATGATTATAGTGGGTGGGATTTGTTTTTACCTGATTGGCTTGATAAACGAGGTTATTCCGTGGGAGATGGAAATCTGGAAGCAGTGCGTGATCGGGAGCCTTGTCGTGACCGCAGTAGAATTTGTATCCGGATGCATCATAAACCTGTGGCTGGGCTGGGGAGTATGGGATTACAGCGATATGCCGTTTAATATATTGGGGCAAGTTTGCCTGCCGTTTTCTGCGTTGTGGGTGCTGTTATCAGCCTTGGCTATTATACTGGACGATTATTTGAGGTATTGGTTATACCACGAGGAAAAGCCGCATTACAGGTGGAGGTGACAGGATGCTTGAACTGATAGAAAAGGCAGAAGAAATCGGATGGGGAATGATTGTGCTGGTCATCGCGATAACGATTCTGCTTGTACCGGTGGCAGTGGAAAGTTGGAACAAATTTCTGGATGCGCTGGGGCTGGTAAAGAAAAAGAATCTTTTCCGAAAACAGCGTGAAAAGGAGATCGCAGCAGTCTACGAGCATATCGAGGAGCTGCAAAGTGGAGTTGTGTCAAAGCAAGAGGAATATCATCAGCAATCTATCACGATCAGGGACAACCTTGCCAGAAGGCAGGACGATTTATACGAAAAACAGATTGAATTGAAGCAGGATGTAGGGAATATAACGCGGATGCTGGAAGAGTACATCCAGAAGGACAACGAACGCACGATTGCTTCGCTACGGACAACTCTGTGGCGGTTACACAGGGAATTTACATCACAGGGATATGTGACACCGGACGGATTAAAGACCTTCCGAGAGCTGGGGAAGGTGTACGAAGCTGCCGGAGGGGATGACATTTATCACGAGAAGCTACAGCCGGAGGTGTTGGCTCTGGACATCAAATATCCGGCTGGAAGCATATACAAAATTAAGGAGGTATAACAGACAAATGAAAAAGATTGATTGGATGCGAAAGTTGACAAGCAGAAAGCTCTGGATGAGCGTGGCGTCGTTTGTGACGCTGATGATCGTGGCTTGCGGAGGGACGGAAAATGAAGCCGCACAGATCTCTGCACTGATCATGGCTGGTGCTACGGTTATCGGCTATGTTATCGGGGAAGGGCTGACAGATGCAGCGGCAATTGAATCGGAAAAGGTAGATCAGGAAGGATAAGGTGATCCAAGTATCTCCCGCGCAGGGTTAAGCGTGATTCCGGGGCGACTTCGGTCGCCCTATTAAAAGGAAAGAGGTAGAATATGAAATTTTCAGACGCATTTAAAATTATGAAAACAGGAATCCCTGTAAAGCTTCCGTCATGGGGCGGATATTGGTATTGGGATGAAGAAAAGAAAACGATCATGATGAAGTGCAGAAAGATTGACTCTGAGACGGGGAAGGATTTACTCGATATTAGGGAAACTCAGCGAGTGGAATATACGATTGAGAATATTCTTTCTGATGAGTGGGAAGTTGCAGAAAAAGGGAAGACTCCAGTCCTCGGTGGGGAGGCTATGTTTGATTTTGGTACTGCAATCAAGTACATGAAACGTGGAATAAAAGTTAAGAGAGCAGGTTGGAACGGGAAAAATCAGTGCATTGCACTCGCAAAGAACATCAGTTATACGGCGGCGGACGGAACTATCGTCAACTGCGAGCATGAAGCTATTGGAAATATGGCTGTTGCATTTATCGGGACATCTGGTGTTCAGATGGGATGGCTTGCGTCACAGGCTGATATGTTAGCGGAAGATTGGATGTTTGCATGATACGGAGGATTGAAAGTATGGGAAGCAAAGAATTTTTAGAAAAGAGTAAGCAGATTGTCGTTGACTATTTCAACAGCCATGCGGACAAAACCGACCAGAAGCAAATTGCAGAGGATGACGTATTTGTGGTTTGGTATTGCAAGTCCCTGCAGAATCACAAGGTGCTACTTAGTACGACTGTTTCAGACGGTATGTATTATGAGATTACCCACAACGGTGACAAACAGGAAACCTATGTGGACGCATATAAGAAATGGGAGAATTTCGTTGTGAAATGATGGAGGTGCATCATGAAAAAATTAAACGTAAAGACAGCTTCCACGCAGGCAGGCAAGATTGTCCCTGTCCAGTTGGGGACGCAGTGCCGCCGGGCGATGATAAAAAATTTTTCAGCAGGGGACATCTGGGTAGGCGTAACACCGGATAGCACGAAAACAGATGGCATGATCCGTATCCCGTCAGAGGGCGCGCAGCTGCTTGTCTCTTTCTGTGCAGGGCAGTATGGAGATTTAATTGATACGGTGTATGTTATGGCGGACGCAGCGGAAGAAAACTGTGTTGAAGTACAGGCGTTGGAGTGGTAGCTATGAGAAAAATCGAACCGGAATTTATTACAGGCATGGGATATATAGGTGCGTCGCCGGGCGTGCTGTATCACATGGGAGGGGCAGGAGAGCAGACGGTTGTTACAGGCAACCCTGCCCTGCTGGAGGGGGTCAAAGGAAACCGCTTCACCTTCCTAACCCTCCACGGCATATCAACGCAGGGGAGCACGACTGGGGCAAATATTTTAAAAGATACTTACCTCAGTTTATGTAAAGGCGGTGTTGATTTATTTACCGCGAATGGATTATTTACCGCGAATTCTAATTACGAGAAAAACGTTGAGTTTAATTTGTTGTTTACGGAAGGAAGTATTTTTGCCGATAGCATCAAAGATGAAGAAACATATTATATTGCTTTTAGACCAATTGGATTTACACCTGTGTATCGGTTTCAACTATCGCTAAAAAACGGAGCACACGAAACAATTGCAACTTCTGTTGGAGCAATTGTGGCTTCCGTATCTGGAGCGGTTTTGAAAAAAACAGCAAGAATTCAATTGTATTTTTTTAATGTGTCGGGGGCAATTCCCATCATATCTGGCTCTAGATTTCAGATGATTTTTTCAAAAAAACCTGACTGCATTTACGAGCCCTACACCGGCGGTAAGCCCTCACCGTCACCGGAGTACCCGCAGGAGATTAAGAGCGCGGGGCAGAGCGGGGAAATAGGGGTTACGGTTACAGGGACAAACCTCCTGCCGTTTGAGGTGGGGCAGAAGGGTGATGAATTTGAGGCTTTTGCGGATGGTGTGCAAGTTGATGTTGACAGGAAAACAGATATTTATGCTGTTGGACGGAATAATGGCAACGTTGAAAGCGGGTATGATGAATTTGCGTTGATGACAGCGGGAAAATATTATATTTATTCAGGCACACAGGATGTATATCTGTATGTCGTTGTATGGAGAAAAGGGAAAAATGTTGTATTGGGGTATTCCGTCGGAACAGATGCGGAACAAATAGAAATAATGGATGGAGATAAATTCCGAATATTTCTTCGGACTACGGCAGCCTTCAAGGGCAAGGTCAAGGCGATGATAACCAGAACCCCCATGAATGCTACTTCCTACGAACCCTACAAGCCAGCCCAGACGCTCATTATTCCAACACCAAACGGACTGCCTGGAATCCCGGTATCATCCGACGGAAATTACACCGATGCAGACGGGCGGCAGTGGGTGTGCGATGAGGTGGATTTTAAAAAGGGAGTGTATGTGCAGAGGATCGGTAAAAGAACAATTACATCGAAAGACGTTTTCCATAAAAGTGGTATGAGCACGGATGATGTTAATTATTTTTCGTTAGGTAATTTTTCTCTGCATATAGGTACAATCGGCGAGAAAGATGTACTTATGAGCAATTGTTTCGTTGCTGGAATTAATCATGGCTTTGGTGCGTGGGGGAAAATATTTCTAAGTAGTGCGTTTGATGGCAAGGTATATTTTTCCGTTGAGGCACAAAAATACCCAGATGAAGAAACTTTTAAGCAGTGGGCGGTAGAAAATGGACTGATGTTTTTATATCAATTGGTTGATATTATCGAAACCCCTCTCGCCGCCGAAGAGCTTTCTGCTTACAAAACCTTGCACACCTACAGCCCAACAACGATCGTGGCAAACGATGCTGGCGCAGGGATGAGCGTGGGATACAAAAGGAGAAAATGATGATAAAAGGAATTGATGTCGCAAAATGGAATGGCACGATTAAATGGTATCGTGTTGCAAAGGCAGATGTAGATTTTGCCATTATAAAAATCATAAATAAAAAGTTACAGCCGGACGGTCAATTTTTGAATAACCTGTCCGGCTGTATTGCTGCTGGGATTCCGTGGGGAGTGTACCACTACACTTATGCGAAAACGGTCGCAGAGGCACAGCAGGCGGCGAACGTGATTGTTGCTCTGCTGGGGAAATTCAAGCCGGACAAAAAGGTGTGGCTGGATGTGGAAGATGAGGTTATGAAGAACCGTGGTGAATACCTCATGGAAATCATCGAAGCCTATCGGGAAATCATTGAGGGTGCTGGTTTTGAGTTCGGAATTTACACGGGAGAATATTTCTACAACCAGTATATTCGCCCGTATTGTAAGCGGAAATACAGCTTGTGGATTGCCAAATATCCATATTCTGATGCGTTTGCGACATTGAAGGATGATCTGCCACAGAAAAGACCGAACATCGGCACAGATTATGAATACTGGCAGTATTCCAGCAAGGGGCGTGTTGACGGCATTGAGGGAAATGTTGATCTAAATGTGCAGATGAAGGAAGAAAGCTGTTATTTGCAGGCTGTGATGCATGGTGATTCCCTTGTGAAAGCACTGGAGGAAATCGGTGTTGATGGCTCATTCGATTTCCGGAAAAAGATTGCTGCCGCGAACGGTATCGACAACTACATGGGAACAGTGGCGCAAAACATGGAACTTTTTGTTTTACTGCGGGCAGGACGCTTGCGGAAAGGAGAGTAAGAGATGGCAGTACATAGAGGAGGGGAACTTTCTCCCAAAGATTATTATAATGCGTTACATCCGGGCAGCATTGCAAGCCATCTGTTTGATGATTACAAAAGGCCTGCTGGTACGTCGGGGAGTACCTCTAGTAAGTCGGGGAGTACCTCTAGTAAGTCGTCTGGAGGCAGTAGGAAGCAAACATATACTCCGACAGCTCCGGCTGCACCATCAGGTCCGAGCATTGCCGACCAGTTTAACGCACTTTATCAGCAGCAACAGGCAAATGCAAATAAGTATCAGCAGCAGTTACAGCAGGCGGCGCAGAACTCATATAACAATAATATGAACGCTTTGAATGCTGCTTACCAGGCGAAGTTAAACGCTCTTGCCAGCGGTTTTAATTCTACAAAGGATTCGCTTGGCAGGCAGTATGACGCTTCAAAAGGAGAGGTAAACAGGGATGCTGAACGTGCTCTCAGAGAAGCGTATGTTAATAAGATGATGTCTGGCAAGGATCTGCAACAGCAGCTTACAGCGCAGGGCATATCTGGCGGTGCCGCGGAATCTACACTTGCAAGTCTTCAGAACAATTATGGCAATTCTCGTAATGGTATCGAGACTACCCGTAATGATAACCTGACAGAATTGCTTAATACCTATCAGAACAATATGGCGGCAGCTGAGCAGGAGTATTATAACCGTCTGGCAGCGGCAGAAGACCAGAAAACACAGTTGGCCATGCAGATTGAAAATGCTCTTGCGAATGCATTGACTGGTTCTTATGAAAGCCAGATCAATGCCCTTACTGGCGCTGACAGTTCCTATTATGATATGATGGGTGATTTGCTTAAACAGCAGATGTCTTATCAGTACAAAAATGCAAATGCCACAAACCCTGTTGCGATGGTTACAAGTCTTGCACAGAACGATATGGGGACATATACGGACAAGGCAAAGTATAATGCTTGGATTAACAGGGCAAGTGAGCTCAAAGCGGCAGGGCAAAGTGATGAGGCAATCATGAACCAGCTGTATCAGGCAGGCGCAAGCCAACAGATGATTGCCGACATTCTGAACCAGATGAGATAAGAGAGGTAAAGTTATGGCGTACACGTTGGAAGATATACAGAAGGTGCTGGGAACTACAGACAATTATTATACTCCGAAAGAGCTTCCGGTACAGAATCCGGAGAATAAGAGATATTCAGTTGAAGATGTTGAAGCGGTTGTGGGAAAGAGTTCGCCCGCAAGCCCTTCTGCGGTATCTTCCAGCGTAAATGCTACAAAGTCGGCTACTGGAAGAAAGACTTCCTCTACCAACAAAAGAAAAGTATATCCGAGCAAAGCGGAGAAACAGGTTGAAAGACTTTCAAGGCTCAGAAAGGTTGCGGATTTGAAAGGGACAAATGCACCTATAGCATCCGACCCTCTTTCTCTGACGAATGGTAAGAAGCAAAAGGATAATTCAGGGGAAAAGGATGATCGCGTTATCCCTAAATCCAAGGAAAACGTTGTTGCAAAAGCTGTTGCAAAAGCTTTTGAAGGTCCAACCTTTGAAGAAGCAAAGCAAAAGACAAAAGAACAGCCGAAGAAGAAACAGGCATCTACTTACCTGTCCGGCGATATGCAGCCTTCCACGGGCGTTTCGGTGGCGGCAAATAAGCAGGTTGATAGATCTGTCCCGAAAAGGCAGGTGTTGAAAGAATTTGATGCGGCACAGATGGAAACTTACATGGATCCAGAATACCGCATGGATGGTCGTGAAAAATCCGGCGCTAAGAAATATATTGAGCACTATTACAAAACTGCAAAGGGGTTTGCCGGAGGACCTTTCAAGGCATTGGAAAACGCGCAGTATCGTGCAAACTGGAGCGATGATGAACAGAGACAGTACGATCAGATTGTGTCGTTGGAAAATAAACTGAAAGGTGGAACTGCTTTTATGGCTGGAATGGCGCAGGCATCTGGGGCAATTCCGGCAGCGGAAACAATTGGGGAAAAGGCTGCAAAGATTGTTACCGGAAAAAATAGTGACTTATCTGGTCAGCTTGAAAAACAGATGGATCTTACTTCTCGGCAGAACCCGCTGGAATCTATGGCGGGTCAAATGGTGGGGCAGGCGTCAAAATATGCCTTTACAAAACAGATGTTAGGACAGATCCCCGGATATGATAAATTGAATCAGAAGGTAGCAGGAAAGCTTGGGAAATACGGACAGAATGTTGCGGATGTCTTGGCAGATACTACGGTGGATGCTGTGGCAGAGACAATCCCTCAGATGATTGGAAATGCACGGTCTGGCATGGGCGCAGGTAAGGTGGCTGCTGAAGCTGGAAAAAATCTGGCGCAAAATCTTGGATGGAATGTGCTGGGCGAAGTAGGAAGCGTGGCGGCGAAGAAAATCCCTGATATTTTGGACTATATGAAAGGCACGGGTGAAACAGCGACTAAAGCGCCGGTGAATAATCATCCGGAACTCGGGAACCTTGGAACGATTTCTGCGGCTGATGAAGCCGATTTGCTTGCACAGGCGAAGAAGTTACCACCTGTTGACGAAGCGACCGGTAAAGCGGCATCTGACGCGTTCACGGGGGGATCTGGCACAATGACCAGCAAGCAGATTGATAATATTATCTCTAATCCTGCCGCACGCAAGGAATTTGAGCAGGCTACCGGGCAGAAATTGACCGGGACGAAGGCTGAAATGCGGAAACTGGTAAGGAATACCATTGATGCTGATGCAGTAAAAAAAGAAGCTTATCCGGTGAGCAATGCTGATAGCATTCCTCGTGCGTCCCAGACGGAACCGGAGTTCACTTCTTCTGCTGGTAGATCATCAAATGCTACAGAGAAAATCAATACAGAAATCCCAGATAAAGCCAATACAGAAATCCCGGATAAAGCAAATACAGAAGTATCTGATATGCAGATTTATAATATCCTGAATGATGAGAATTTACAGAAGGAGTTCACGAAAAGAACGGGTGTAAAGCTTGAAGGAAGTCGGGAAGAGATGGAAAAGACGATTCGTGAGAATATTTCTCCGACCTTTGGTGCAAAAGAATTTGCGGCAATGGATAAAGCCAATGCAGGGAATGTAATAGATGCGGCAGCTCAGAAAAAAATGACCGACTTTTCTACAGACAAGAGGGCATCTGTAAACGCTTTGAAGTCAGACCTTGCTGCATATAATATGCCAGATAACATGAAGATCCAGGCGAAAAAGTTGCAGGATGAATTAACGGCGCATGTAGATGAAATTAAGCCCGGACAGGATTCAACAGCCGCGCTGGAGAATGTAATAGACAAGGCGACTGAGCTTGATCGTTTGCTGAGAAGCGGAGCTACGAAGCAGGTTCCAGATGAATTTAACACGAAAGCTTATAATGATATTATGGGATATCTGCGAGGTGTTGGAAAGCCCATTTATGTTTCTCCGGCTGCGGCTGCTGAGTTTCCGGATGGCGTGAAAGCTTTGAACAATCAGTTCTCCGCATATGGGAAAGGGATTCACTTTACAACGAACCAGAACAAAGGGGTATCTCTTGATAGCATTATAGATGAGCTGTCTGCGGTTACAGGTTTTAAAAGCACCGGGAATGATATAGATGATTTGAAAAATCTGACTGACTATATTGCAGAGCGCAAGGCAGGCCGCATGACGAACATCCCGTATGCTGGCGATGAAATGCAGGGGTTTATCGAGAATGTCAGCAAAAACTTTGACAGCGCAATGGACTTGTCAAATAAAACCAGTGCCGGAAAAGACTTGAAGGTATCGCAGGTTCGATCAAATACACTCCCCAAAAGCGGACTTATGACGGAAACAGAAATGGCGAAATATGCACCGAAAGATATGTATCGTTATGCGACCGTTTCTGAAAAGGAGAGTATGTCTGATGCTGCCTTTCGAGTATCTATAAACCCAGATGGATGGAGGGACAAAATCCTTGCGCAGGAATCTCTTGACGGCAAGGACTTAGATACTCTCATGATGCTATATAGGAACAAGGTTGAAAAGGCACGGATTGATAATGATGCTGCGTTATGGGATGAAACTTCTAAGCTGTTGAAGGATATTCAGAAAGCGAGTACGCGCGCCGGACAACAGATCCAAGCGCTTGCCAAATGGTCAAGGAATACGCCGGAAGGCGCGATTGTAGATGGAGTCCGGAAGGTTTCAAAGGCAGTCGAAAAGAAGTATGGCAAGGGATATGCAGATGCAGTAGAAGGTCTGGCAGAAAAGGTTGAAGAGGCTGTGAAGAACAGCGCTACGCCGGAAGATGCAGAGAAAGCAGTTAAAAATCTTCTGAATTTGAACCTTCAGTTTTTTGCTACAGATAAGGTCAAGGGGAAACTGAATGGCAAGAATAAAATCCTTCAAGCGGTAAGAAGCGGCGAAGATTGGGCGAAGGTGGGCGAACTTATCCGAAAGGAAAATTCGGTTTATCTGAATCCGATTGAGCAGAAAGATATCTACACTCTTCTGGAAGAAGCATTGAAATACGATGTTCAGAGTAGGCAGAGCAAAGAGCTTGTGGCAAAAGCGGCTAAGATGGTTGCGGATAAGATACCGGCATCGTTTGGTTCGCAAATAAAAACATTACTCTATGATAATATGCTGGGGAATTTTAAAACAGCACTTTCCAGAAATGCGTTTGGTAACGCTGCTTACAATGTGCTGGAGCAGTCCAGACAGCCTATTGCCGCACTGGTTGATAGGGCGGTTTCACTTGGCACAAAGGAGCGCACAACGAGCGGATGGACAAAAGATAAAACGGTAGAATACATCAAGGGACTTGGTCGTGGGTTTTCTGACGAACTGAAAGATATTAAGAGTGGGGTGAATACAAGCCGTAGGGGCTTTGACACATTTAGTGATGCAGTTGACGCCAACAGGAAAGCATACAACGGGAACGGGGCGTTATCTAAGCTTATGAACGGCATTGATAATATTGTATCTCATGGGATGAGCATGGGAGACCGCCCGTTCTATGAGGCTGCTTATTCGCAGGCAAAAGTAGAGCTGAAAGACCTTGTAAAAAAGTATGGTGCGGATGTTCTGACGAAAGATGCTGGGGAGAATATTGATGAATTTATTGACGCGACAGCAAAGCTGAAAGCTCTCGAAGCTGTATTCCAGGACGATAGTGTTTTGTATCAGGCGTTGAAAGGTTTTAAAGAATCTGCGGGGAAATTATCTGAGGGTGTGATAGGCGTGGATTTGCTTAGCCAGACATCTTCTCCATTCATAAAAACTCCCGGCAATATGCTGTCTCGTGCTTTGGAATACAGCCCATTTGGTGTAGCAAAGAATGTTGTAAATACAGCAAAAGAAATGAGGATCCCGGAACTTGGAGGATTTAATCAGCGAAGATTTGTTGATGAAACCTCCAGAAATCTCATGGGAACCGGTATTCTCGCCGGAACTATTGCAGCAGCCCGAAACGGGCTTACCACAGGCGGCTATTCTGAGGATCCTGATGAGGCGCAGGCTCAGCGTAATGCAGGAATGCTTGAATATGCAATCCAGCTTCCTGACGGCAGACAGGTGGATGCTGGCGATATTCCGGTACTCGGGCCGATGATTGAAGCTGGTGCAAAAATCAACGAACAGGGACTTGCAAAAGGGGCAACGCAGGCTCTCGGCGCGATTGTGGGTGGTTCTGCGATGCAGGGCATTAACCGATTGTTTGGCGGAAATTCTGGTTATAGTTCTGGAGAAGAAAATATTTTTGACAGGGCAATTGACACATTGGGTTCCAGCGTGACGCAGCTTGCACCGTCTCTTGGAAGGCAAGTTGCTCAGACGATGGATCCATACAAAAGGGATATGGGGGAATATGGGACTTTAGACTATTATGACAATATGTTCAAAAACCAGATTCCGTTCCTGCGACAGACGCTTCCTATTAAATATGATGAGGAAGGAAATCCGGTGCTTCAAAATCAGGGGCGTGAAATGAAGGATAAGGTCATTGAAAACTTCCTTGCTCCTATGAATATATCCGAGTATCAGCCAAGCGAGTTGACGAAAGAAGCCAGCAGACTTTTGAAATCCACAGGAGAGAATATTGCCTTTGTTCCAAAAGCAAAGCGGTCTGATGTTAAAGAGTTGTACGGCGATGATTATTCCGAAGATAAGTTCCGTCAATATAAGCAGGATTATGGTAAGATGAAGTCAGATGCAGGAACCGCTTTAATGCAGACAGATATGTATAAAGGCATGGATGATGTCGAAAAAGCCGGGGCATTGCAGGATGTATATTCCGCAATGAAGGCTGCCATTAAATCTAAGATAACCGGAGAGAAACCGAAAGATAAACTCGCTCAAATTTATCTTGATCGTGAGCTTGACGGGATGCTGGAATACATGGCTCTGGATGAAAGCGCGTCTATGTTTAAGAATAAAGACGGTTCTGAGAAGTCGTTCGGAAGTGCAAGTGCGGCAGAGAAGATTAAACTCATGGAACAGCAGGGCCTGTCTCAGTCGGAGATGGGAGGATATTTGTATAGTCCAGATGCTGGGAAGGGAGTGAAAAGCGCATATTCAAAGTATGGGAATGAAGGTGTATATAATTATTACAACATTAAAGCGAATGCAGATTATGATGGTAACGGATCATTGAAAAAGGACGAAGTGACTTCTTATTTGGATGGGAATGGGTTCTCGGAAGAAGAAAAGCGAATGTATTTTGAATGGTTGTTACCGAATGTCAAGAAGAATCCGTATTAAAGAAAAGCGCCGCTTCCTGTGTAAATGGGGGCGGCGCTTTTTCCATTGTAAGTTATGATTAAATGGGAAATGACGAACGAATGTTCTCTTGATGAAAAGCGAATAATGTCATAAAATAAGGCAGCACGAAAATCTTTGATAGAACCATAACGTACCCTGCAAAACAAGGCGGTTAGCAACACGTTCGGAACAAATGATGCGAAGAATCCAGTGTTTATGCGGGTTTTTGGAAAATAACGAATTAAAATAATCTTAAAG